CAGCAGCACCTGCACCTCCGGGATTTCCTGCATTACCTAACGTACGGCCTGAGCCAGCAGCACCAGCATTACCCGCGCTTCCAGCAGAACCTGCACCTCCGGGATTGCCCGCACCTCCCCCCGATGCCAACAGCGCCATTGTGCGCATCTCTTAAGGACTTATCATGGAACACAGTGCAGCTAAAGACCAAGTGTCAGCAGGCTTAATTACAAATCCAACAGCAGGCGACATGGTCGGTGCTGGCGGTGTTTACACGGTTGAATGTGTAGATGCAAACGGTCACATTAAATGGGCCGATACGTTTCATAACCTCGTGATGAACGGTGGTATAGCTAACATGAACGGTGTTTACTTTGCCTCTAGTACACAGTCTACGACTTGGTACTTAGGCTTGGTGACTGGACCCGGCTCTGGTACAACTTTTGCCGCTGCCGATACATTGGCATCACACGCTGGTTGGACAGAAAACACTGATTACTCGGGCAACCGCAAGTCGGTGACTTTTGGTTCTGCTACTACTGCAAACCCATCAGTAATTACAAACTCTGCATCACCCTCGTCTTTTGTGATGACCGGCACCGCTACAATTGCTGGCGCGTTTTTAACTAATGTGGCCACTGGCACTTCAGGCGTTTTGTTCTCTGCTGGTGATTTTACCGGCGGTGACAAGTCTGTAGCTTCTGGCGACACTTTGAACGTTACATACACCTTCTCTCTGACCGCAACCTGATAATGTATGTTCGGGGATGTAGCATTTGCCCAAGCGCCATTTGCCTCCCTTGGGGGCAATACGTTTGCCGTATCTGTTGCAGAAACAGGTTCAGTAGTAGAGTCCTCTGATCAGATCTTTACCGCTGGCGGCTTGATCAATGAGAGTGCTTCGGCTGTTGCAACGCAAACTGTTATTACTTCTTTTGTAGCTGCAAGCAACGAAACAGTTTCTAGTGCAGCGGTGTTTAATACATTGAACAATAACTTCAGTGTTGCGTTAAGTGATGGTGTCAGTACTGGAGATCAATACGCCTCGCAGGTTACTTTTGTTGGTTCAAGATCAGAAACAGCATCTAGCGCGGCAGCATTTGCTGGTCAATCTGATTTAGTTGGAAGTGTGTCAGAAACAGCCAGTGCGGTAGAGGCGTTTCTTGGTGGCTTGCTGTTATTGACTAACATTGCAGAGACTGCTTCCGCTGGCGCTGCTTTTGTATCTCAAGTTTCGTTTGTTGCAGCCGTCACTGAAGGGGTGTCAGCCAGCGCAGTATTTGCATCCCAGACAGCTTTTGTTGCGGCTGTTCAAGAAGCGGCAAGCGGTATTGACGCAAACACGGTAGCCACTACGTTTGTAGCGGCAATTGCTGAAGCAGGTAGTACAGCTTCTACGGTTGCGGGTAACACAGTGCTTTTAGGCTCTGTATCAGAAACTGCTTCCGCCGCAAGTGAGCACGTAGCACAAGTAATTTTTGCCGGAACAGTAGCGGAATTTGTTGCGGCAGTTGATAATATTACTGTTCTGAAGACAGCAAATGCAAGTGTGACGGGTATTCAGCTAGTTGTTTCCATAGGCAACATATTGATTTGGTCTCAAGTCAATACAAACCAAGATCCAAACTGGCAAAATATTGATAATTTGGAAAACCCCGGCTGGGTCAACGTTCCCACATAAGGATTAAAAATGGCGCTAGTACTAAAAGATCGGGTTAAACAAGCCGCTTCCAATCCCGGCACAGGAACGATTACGCTTGGCGCTACTGCGGCAGGGTTTCAATCTTTTGCTGCAGTTGGTAACGGTAACACCACTTATTTTGCAATTGTTGACCCTGTATCTGGCGCATGGGAAGTTAACTATGGCGTTTACACATCTTCCGGTACAACACTAACCCGCAACGCTACGCCTTTTTCATCGTCAAACGGTGGCGCTCTGGTTAACTTTACCGGCACTACACTGGATGTTTTTGTTACATACCCGTCTTCAAATTCGGTGTATCAAGATGTTTCTGGTGTAGTGGCACAGACCTCGTTTGGCGCAATTACCGCAACATCTGCGGCGTTAACCACAGGCACAATTACTACAGCCCCAACTAGCAATACAGACATTGTCAACAAGCAGTACGCCGATGCTATTGCGTCTGGTATCCATTTCCACGAAGCAGTTGCTTTGGCAACTACCGCAGCGTTACCGGCTAATACTTACAACAACGGAACATCTGGTGTAGGGGCAACGCTTACAGCAAATGCCAACGGCGCTTTGTCGGTAGACTCAACGCTTACGGTTGTTTCAGAACGCATACTGGTTAAGAACGAAGTAGCTGGCGCAAACAACGGTGTCTACGTTGTTACTCAGGTTGGCTCTGCTGGAACGCCATACATCCTAACTCGTGCTACGGATTTTGATTCTGTTGGAACCGGAGTTGACCAGATTGACGAGGGCGACTTCTTCTTGGTCACTAGCGGCGTAGCCAATCTTAATACCGCTTGGGTTCAGCAGACTGCTCCTCCCATTACCATCGGTACAACAGCGATTGTTTTTCAACAGTTCTCCGCACCCATTACTTACACAGCGGGCACGGGACTAAGCGAGTCTCCAAGCTACACATTTAACATTGCTAATACAGCCGTAACAGCTGCTACATACGGCTCAGCTTCTGCGGTACCCGTGTTTGCTGTTAATGCTCAAGGTCAACTTACTTCTGTAACTAACACAAACATTGCAATCAGTGGCTCGGCAGTGTCTGGCGCTATTACAGGTCAAGCTGGCTCCGTAGCTAACGCTTTGACTGCTGGTACATACCTGACTAGTGCTGGCACGTTTGACGGCGCAGCGGCCCGTACATTTGCAGTGGATGCAACATCAACCAATACAGCATCTAAAGTAGTGGCACGCGATGCTTCTGGTGACTTTGCGGCGGGAACAATTACAGCGGCTTTAACAGGTAATGCTTCAACAGCCACTACAGCTACAAACGTAGCAAGCGGCGCGGCCAATCAAATTGTCTTTAACACAGCTTCTAGCACCACATCATTTGTGGTAGCACCCACAACAGGTAGCACATTCTTAAGTTGGAGCGGTTCAGCATTTGCTTGGTCTGCAATTACAACACCCAACAGCGCCACATTTAACAACAGTGGTACTGGCGATGCTTCCGGCACAAGTTTTGATGGATCTGCCGCAAGGACCATTTCTTACAATACGGTAGGTGCTTCGCCTTTGATTGGTTCCACCAGCATAACCACTCTAGGCACAATTACGACCGGCGTGTGGAACGGCACGGCAATTGGCTCCGCGTATGGCGGCATGGTTTACCCCGGTGCTGGAATTCCAGTTTCTACTGGCACGGCATGGACTACCTCTAAAACTTCTCCAAGCGGTGCAATTGTCGGTACTACTGACAGTCAAACACTGACTAGCAAACAATTTCAAGCGTACAACGAAACTGTTACCACAGTGGGAACGGTAGCCACTTCCACCTACAACATTGACCTTTCTTTATCAAACATTTTTGACATTACGTTGGGTACCAATGTAACATTTACATTTACCAATCCACCGTCTTCGGGGATTTCAAAGAACTGTACTGTGATTTTGCGGCAGGACGCTACCGGCAGTAGACTGGCAACGTTTACTAACGCAAAATACACAGACGGTACTGCGCCAATCTTATCTACGGGCGCAAACCAAATTGACGTGTTGACGTTTTTTACTGTGAATGGCGGCTCGTTCTGGTTTGGTACATTTGCAATGGCTAATGTTTCTTGAAAGGAGTAATAACAATGGCTATTAAAAAAATTGAAGAGTTGTTTTTGTATGTTTCAGAAGCGGTGCCTAATTCCGCAGAAAACATTCAAGCAATGGCTTTTATGGATCATTCAGGTCTGCCGTATACAAAAATGTTGTACAACGATGCAGCGCAACATGAATCCGTGTTTTTTCCTTTAAACAGTTGGTGGGCAGACCGCTTACCGCCTGTTGATTCTTTCCCACTTCTTACTTATGTAGAAGTTCATGACGACCGCCCTGCGCGACTGTCCCCTGTTATGTATTTAAAAGGTATTGAAGACATCCGAACTATTGTTGATCTTTACAACACCACCAACGGCTGATAGGTTGCATCATGGGACTGGGTTTTACCACCACGCTTCGGCGTACTATTGTTAATGCCGGAACACAAACACTGACCGGTAGTGGCAATACCTCTTTACCTTTTGGCGTTAACAAAATTACGGTAACTGGTAAGGGTGGTCGCGGTAATGCCGGTAATCCCGGCAACGCAGGAAACATTGGCGGTACTGGAAATGCTGGTAACAATGGTGTAGCTGGAACGGCGGGTAATGGTGGTTCAGCAGGTACTTCAGGAAATCCCGGGGCAATAGGAAACTCAGGCAACAACGGCACGGGTGGAGCTGGCGGCACTGCGGGGAGCGCGGGCAACTCTGGTAACCCCGGGGCAACAGGAAACGCTGGAAACAACGGTAGTGGTGGCGCAGGTGGTAATGGCGGCGGCGCAGGAAACCCCGGAGCCGCAGGAAACGCAGGGAACCCCGGAAATAATGGCACAGGCGGTAACGGCGGTAACGCAGGAGGAGCTGGTAACCCCGGTAACGCTGGCGCAACTGGAAACTCTGGTAATAATGGAGCAGGTGGCGCGGGAGGTCCTCGTGGAAACGCGGGCAATCCCGGTAATGCTGGTGCAACCGGTAATTCAGGAAACAACGGTTCAGGTGGTGCTGGCGGCCCTCGTGGTAATGCCGGTAACTCCGGCGCTCCGGGTAACTCAGGAAACCCCGGTAATAACGGAGGTGGAGGTAATGGAGGTGCGGGTGGCACACAAGGCTCTTCTGGTAGCGCTGGAGGTTCTGGAAATACCGCTGCTTTTCCCGGCGGTACTGCAGGTGCTGGTGGTCCAGCAGGAAATACCGGAGGTTCTCCGGGCGAACCCGGGACTGATGGTTTTGTAGAAATCCCCGAATGGTATGGTGGTGAGGGGGGACCCGGCGGCGGTTCTTTAGGTAGTGGTGGCAGCGGCGGTTTTTCTGACGGTGCTTATAATGGTAATGGAAGTCCCGGCAGCGCTGGTAATGCTGGCAACGGAGGCGGTGGTGGCGGTGGTGGCGCTCGCGCTTTGAGTCCGGGACGTTTAGGTTCTGGTGGCGGTGGCGGTGGACAAGGCTCTCCCGGTAGCTCTGGTAGTGGCGGTGGCGCAGGAAACGCCGGAGCTAATGGAAATGCTGGTAATGCGGGTGCGTCAGGTAATGGAGCAACAGCTGGTTCTGGTGGAAGCCCCGGAAATGCTGGAGCTTCTGGTAATACAGGAGCGGCTGGCAATGCTGGTACTGGAGCCACGGCTGGTTCTGCTGGAAGTCCCGGAGGTGCGGGAGCTAATGGAAATACAGGAGCCGCCGGTAACCCCGGCACTGGAGCTACAGGTGGCGGAGCAGGAAACCCCGGCGCAGCGGGTTCAGCGGGAGCAAACGGCAATGCTGGAGCTGCTGGATCAGGGCGTGGATTAGGTAATCCCGGTGCTAGTGGAAATGCAGGTGCTGCGGGCAATACAGGTGCAGCAGGCAATGCTGGTACTGGAAGAACATTAGGTAATGCGGGCAATCCCGGTAATGCTGGGGCGAATGGCAATACGGGCGCAGCGGGAAATGCTGGCACTGGAGCAACAAATGGTAATCCCGGTAATGCAGGCAATCCCGGTGCAGCAGGCACTGCTAACGCAGCCGGAAATAGTGGTACGGCTGGAAATGCTGGAAATGCTGGCAATACAACAACGTTTACAACAATAAATTTTGCAGGCAGTGCTGGTGGTGCGGCTGGAACAGGCGGAGCTGGTGGTAATGCTGGCGCTGGTGGCGCGGCTGGCAATGCAGGTACGCCCGGTAATCCGGGTAATGCCGGTAACAACGGAGCAGCAGGCACAGGAGGTCCCGGAGGTGCGGCTGGTAATTCTGGTGCTATTGGAAACTCTGGTAATCCCGGAAATAATGGTGCAGCGGGTAATGGTGGGGCGGGTGGTTCAGCCGGAAATTCCGGCGCATCAGGCAATGCTGGAAACCCCGGAAACAATGGTGCTGGAGGTAATGGTGGTACTGCGGGTGCCGCAGGAAACCCCGGCGCGGCTGGAAACTCAGGCAATGCAGGCAATAACGGAGCCGCTGGTAACGGTGGTGGCGGAGGTGGAGCGGGCAATCCCGGAGCCACGGGAAATTCTGGAAACCCCGGTAATAACGGTGCAGCAGGTAATGGCGGCGGAGGTGGCGGAGCCGGAAACCCCGGAGCCACAGGTAACTCTGGAACCCCCGGTAACAACGGGGCCGGTGGTGCTGGTGGCGCTCGTGGAAACGCAGGTAATCCCGGTAATTCTGGAAGTCCCGGTAACGCTGGCGGAAGAGGTGCCGGTGGTGCGGGAGGCGCTTCAATTGGTAGCGTAGTAGCCGGTGGAAATGGTGGTGCTGGTGGCGCAGGCGGAGGCAATGGTAACACCGGAGCAGCTGGTAATGCTGGTACAGGCGCAACAGGTGGAAGTGCAGGCAGTCCCGGTGGTGCTGGCGCAAATGGTGTAGCTGGAAATACTGGTGCGGCTGGTTCAGGTGCTACAGGTGGTGGCGCTGGAAATCCCGGAGGTGCTGGAGCTAATGGAAATGCTGGTAATACAGGCGCATCTGGTAATGGTGCAACGGGCGGAGGTGCGGGCAATCCCGGAGGTGCAGGTTCTGCTGGAAGCGCGGGTAATGCTGGTGCTGCTGGCTCAGGCCGTACGTTAGGTAATGCAGGAAATCCCGGAGGTGCAGGTGCTGCTGGTACAGCAGGAAATACTGGTGCTAGTGGCACTGGTGCTACGGGCGGTAGCCCCGGAAACGCTGGCGGTGCAGGTTCAGCTGGCACTAATGGAAATACGGGTGCGGCTGGTAGTGGGGCAACCGCAGGTAACCCCGGTAACGCAGGTGGGGCTGGCGCAGCTGGTACAGCAGGTTCAGCAGGGGCGAATGGTACTGGAGCCGCTCCCGGCAGTGCAGGAAACCCCGGAGCCGCCGGTAATGCTGGAGCTGCTGCTCCGGCTACAACTAATGCAAATTCAGCGACAAATCAACCGTATCGCACAGCATTGGCGTACACTGTGGGGTCGGGTTCCGAAGCCGGATCACTTTCAATAAATTGGCTAAGACAATAAGGAATACGTATGCTAGACGAAAATCCCGTGTATCCAACATACGATTACACATTTCAAGTTTTAAACTTACTGTTTGAGAGAGCTTGTATGATTGTAAAATTTACTCCAACCAATACAAGCCTTGCCGCTTTTGACTTAGTCATTCCAATTCGTCCAGAAATGGATGTAAACAATTTAAAACCGTATTTAGATAATTTTGCGCCAAAAAACAGATGGTACGCGCAAGAATTAATTTTGGCTCATAGCAATACTTTAATGGGTAATACCTAATGTCAAATTACATTTTTGCTCCGGCAGTTAGTCAAGCGCACAACCACACGTTTGTTTCATGGCCTAACGCTTTTACCGACGAAGAGCTTGAGAAAATTTTAAATCATTTAAAAACGTTACCAACTCACCCTGCAGTGGTTGGCGGATTACCAGACGCTCCACCAGAAATAAGAAAATCACAAGTGGCGTGGCTTAGCAATACGCCTGAAAGTTCTTGGTTTTATGACCGCATGGCTTTTGTTGCACGAAAATTAAACGCTAAATTTTACAATTTTGATTTGCACGGTTTTCTTGAAGACATGCAATTTACAATTTATAAAGACGACAACGAATCGCATTACACATGGCATGTTGATATGTCAGATGACGCGCCCGCTGCTAGAAAGTTGTCTTTGGTACTGCAATTGTCAGATCCTTCTGAATACGAAGGCGGCGAATTACAAACTATGACAGGATCAAAACCTAACGTAGTTGACAAAAAAAAAGGTTTAATTGCAGCGTTTCCTTCTTACATGCTTCATCGTGTAACGCCAGTCACTAAAGGTACGCGGTACAGTGTTGTTATTTGGGTTTGCGGGCCATCATTTAAATAGTATGCCAAACGCAACATACGAAAACTTTGTGGGTGTCTACGACGGGTACTTTTCAAACGAGTTCTGCGACAACATCATTGCGCACTTTGAACACTGCGACAAACAAAATAATACTTATGCGCGTGGTGAAGCGGAGAGCCGCAAAAAAGATCAAGCTTTAAACTTGAACCCAACAACTTTTAGTGAAATTTCTTTCATGCGAGAGAACGTTACAGGTTACACCTCAGAATTTAACGACAAGTTTTGGAATGTTTGTTACAAAGACTATTTGGCTCAGTACAGTGTTTTAGCTGACTACAACAAACACACAATTTATACGTATAAAGTACAGCGCACAGAACCTGCCGGGGGTTACCACGTATGGCATTGCGAGGACGCTGAGATTGAATACTCTCGCCGTGTTGGTGTTTACATCATGTATTTAAACGATGTTGATGAAGGCGGGGAAACAGAATTCTTATACCTGTCTAAACGCGTCAGCCCTAAAAAAGGGCGGTTAATTATTTTTCCACCCAACTACCCTTGGGCACATCGTGGAAACCCACCACTGTCAGGTACAAAATACATCTTGACGGGGTGGACTGAATTCGCGTGATGCGATAGACTTTAAACATTCTGCTTACCATGAGGACCCATCATGTCCAGTACCTATTCCAATCTTAAATTTGAGTTAATTACAACGGGCGAACAGTCCGGTACGTGGGGTGCAACAACCAATACAAACATTGGTACAGCAGTTGAGCAAGCCATTGTTGGCATGGCAACACTTACTTCGGCTAACTTTACAACCAACGTAGCAACGCTTACGCTGACCAATGCAAACACGGCTCAAAATGCTCGTGCGTTGTGTTTGGTAATTTCTGCCGCTTCGTTGTCAGCGGCGGGTACGTTGAACGTCCCTGCTATTCAAAAGCCTTACATCATTATTAACAACGATTCGTTTGCTATCACGGTGAAAGTTTCGGGCTTGACTGGTGTGTCTGTGCCTGCTGGTAAGCGTACAGTGGTGTACAACAACGGCACTGACGTTGGCAACCAGATTGATTACTTGGCTACTTTGGCTCTTGGCACTGCGCTTCCTGTTACCTCTGGCGGCACTGGCACAACCACCCCTAATTTAGTAGCAGGCACAAATGTTACTTTGTCCGGAACGTGGCCTAATCAAACAATTAACGCAATTGGTGGTGGTAGTGGATCAGTTACTTCGGTAGCGGCACTTACTTTGGGAACAACTGGGACAGACCTTTCCTCAACGGTTGCCACTGGAACTACAACACCGGTTATCACGTTAAACGTGCCAACAGCCTCGGCTTCTAATCGCGGTGCTTTGAGCGCAACTGATTGGTCTACATTTAACAATAAACAACCGGCTGGTTCTTATGTGACTGTGGGCGGTGCTTTGGGAACCCCTTCCTCTGGTACGTTGACAAACTGTACATTTCCCACGCTGAACCAAAATACTACTGGTACAGCTGCTGGTCTATCTACTATTTTGGCAGTGGCTTCAGGCGGAACGGGTACAGCTACCCCCTCCTTAGTTGCGGGATCTAACATTACCATCACAGGGACATGGCCAAATCAAACAGTGACTGCAGCTGGCGGTGGCGGCGGTACGGTCACCAGCGTATCTGGTACAGCGCCTGTAGTTTCCAGTGGGGGTACAACGCCAGCTATTAGCATGGCTGCGGCTTCCACATCGGCAGACGGCTACCTCACATCTACAGATTGGAATACGTTTAACGGTAAACAAGCTGCTGGCTCATACGTAACCGTTGGCGGGGCCTTGGGCACTCCATCTTCTGGCACACTAACAAACTGCACATTTCCAACGCTTAACCAGAACACATCGGGTACAGCAGCGGGATTATCTGCAACTTTAGCGGTGGCTTCGGGCGGTACAGGTGTTACTTCTTCCACGGGTTCAGGTAGCACTGTACTCTCAAATAGTCCTACACTTGTAACGCCCTTACTAGGTACGCCCACATCAGGAAACTTGGCAAACTGCACGTTTCCTACCCTTAATCAAAACACTACGGGCACTGCGGCTGGTTTATCTGCAACTTTAGCTGTGGCCTCTGGCGGTACAGGCGTTACAAGTTCTACCGGATCTGGTTCGGTGGTTCTTTCTACCTCACCATCATTAACAACCCCAGCGTTAGGTACACCGTCATCTGGTAATTTAGCCAACTGTACGTTTCCAACTTTAAATCAAAACACAACAGGTTCGTCAGGGTCTGTTAACGTGTCTGGCGGCTGGCAAGTTCAACCTTCTGGCGTTAAGTTGTATTTTAATTACAACGGTGTAACTAAAGCTTCCTTAGATTCTTCTGGAAATTTGATTGTGGTCGGCAACGTTACCGCCTATGGCACACCTTAAGGAGTAAATGATGGCTACTACTTTTACTTGGTCTATTGACCAAATGGAGACTATACAGTCCCCGCAGCCTAACTATGTGGTAGAAGTCGTTTGGTCGTTAAAGGCCGTAGATGGTCAGTATGGCGTTATGTGTAGCAATACGCAAATGTTTAACGTAGTGGAATCTCCAACGTTTATTCCTTATTCTGAACTTACCAAGGCAATTGTTCTGGGGTGGGTCCAAGCCGCTTTGGGCGCAAGTGGTGTAGCCGCTGCCGAAGCTCAAGCTCAATGGTACATCGACAGGCAAATAAACCCGCCTACTGAAATTCCAAAAAATACACCATTGCCTTGGGCACAGGAGTAACGCATGACAATGCCAGCATCTGGTGCGCTAAATATGGGGGGCACTACAACCCCACAAAGCGTTGCAAACGAGCTTGGTTTGGGCTTGACCACAACCATATCTATGAATGATGCAGCGGTTCGTACTCTTGCGGGTGTTGGTGGCAGTGGCACGCAGTGGAGTATGAACTCTTTGTATGGTAAATCAGCTGGATTTGCTACTGTATCGCTGGCAACTTTGCCATCTCAATCATTTGCGTTCTTTACGGGTGATACCCTTATTGATATAACACTTTTATTATATGCAGACGGTACATGGGGAGTAAATGACGATAGTGGAGAACAAAATTACGGCAACTGGGGAAGCCCTACAACTGCAGGTGCGGGTTCAAGTTACTGGGTTAGATTTACCAGAACATCATACACCCCAATTGGCGGCCCTGAGTATTCAACAGCTACAACAGGTTGGTTAAATTTAGGCGTTTCTCGATCTATAAATGTTTACACTTATTTTGACAACATTAATTCGTCAAGTGGTGATTACACAATTGAAATTGCAACCGACAGTGGCGGCTCTAATGTTATTGCAACTAGGACAGGCGTTCAGCTAAATGCTGTTCCCGGATCGCCTCCGTGATGTATGCGGTGGTTCTGGCTGGTGCTCATAGGTTGGATGTTTTGGGCACAAGCCAAGTCGCCATGCTTAGTTACGGACTTTTACGGGCTGAGCTGGATACATGACCCAACGATGCGCCACATGGAGTTGTCTAGGTGGCTGACGACAAACGGGGACAATTGCAGTTCAGCGCAGTTGGTGGGAATTTGGAACAACCTTGCAATGTGGGCAGGGACTGCGGATAGTGCGGAGTTAAGAAGCAAGGTGTTGTATTACTACGCAAGGGCGGTGGAAAGGGAAAAGAAATGATTGAAACCATTAGACTATTTCCAACAATCCAAGCGTCAGGGTATCCTGACAAGCACGACCTTGCCCAAGCAAAGCTAGAAAAACAACAAGACGTTAACAAGACAGTTGAAGTGGCCAAGCAAAAGCAAACGGAACTGCAAGACATTGGCTTTGAGATTTACTGCAAGAAGGTGGTTCAAGAGCGGATCCGCATGGAGATTTTTACCAACCGTAAGCTGGACATGTATGTATGACGAAGAAGCCAATACCAAAACCGCAAATGGAAACGAAAGAAAAGTTGACGCTGTGGGTCACATTGATGGTCAGCTTCACCCTGTGCATCTCTGTTTTGGCTATGGTAACCGCCTTTATGCTTGGCCTTTGGGCCAAAGAAGTGGACAACGCCGAGATCTTCAAGATGATTTCACCCGCTTTTTCTACTCTTATCGGCGGCATGATTGGGTTCCTGAGTGGTATCAAACTAATGCAGAACGAGGATAAAAAATGATTGGACTAGACGCAATTCTTAACATCGGCGGTAAGCTCATCGACAAGCTTATCCCTGACCCAGAAGCCAAGGCCAAGGCGCAACTGGAACTAACCAAGATGGCGCAGGACGGTGAGCTGGCTAAGATGGCCAACGAAACCGAACTTTACAAGACTGAGCAGAACAACCTGACCCAACGTTTAAACGCCGACATGGGTTCTGACTCTTGGCTGTCTAAGAACATCCGTCCCATGACGCTGATCTTCTTGCTGGTTGCCTATTCCGGCTTTGCCATTGCCTCTATATTTGAGTACGAAACCCGTGGTGCTTACGTTGAATTGCTGGGGCAATGGGGTATGCTTGTGATGAGCTTTTATTTTGGTGGCCGCACTATGGAAAAGATTGCCGACAGGATTAAGAAATGACACCACACTTTACACTTGATGAACTGACAGCTTCAGAAACCGCAGAGCGTAACGGCTGGGACAACACTCCTAATGAACAAGAACTGGCAAACCTTCAGCGCTTGGCTGAGTTCCTTGAAGACGTTAAAGAAGCCTTGGGCGGCAAACCCATCATGGTCAACTCGGCTTTTAGAAACAAGCAAGTCAATGACGCTGTTGGCTCTAAAGATACTAGCCAGCATCGCACTGGTTGTGCTGTGGACATCCGAGTTCCTCAACTAACCCCAGATCAGGTGGTGCAAGCTATCATTGCATCGGGTTTACCCTATGACCAAGTGATCCGGGAGTTTGATCGCTGGACCCATTTAAGCATCCCAAACACGCCAGAAACTGCGCCACGCAGACAAGCACTGATTATCGACAAAACAGGCACTCGGCTTTATGCTTGATGCGCACCCAAATTGATGGGAAAATAAGCCATGCCATTAAAGAAACTGACCCTAAAAGCTGGTGTAAACAGGGAAAACACCCGCTACACCAACGAGAACGGATACTACGTATCTGATAATGTACGGTTTCGTCAGGGCACACCCGAAAAGATTGGCGGTTGGACCCGCCTATCAGCTAACTTTTTTCTTGGCGTTTGCCGTTCATTATGGAATTGGGTGACGTTAGGCGGTGCTAACTTGGCAGGAGTTGGTACAAATCTAAAGTTTTACCTTGAGTATGGTGGCGTGTACTACGACATCACACCCCTTCGCGTAGTTCCGGCTCCAACTATCAACAACAACCCATTTGCCGGGAACGGCACAACGACGGTAACTGTTACCGATACGGCTCATGGTGGCACTACTGGCGACTTTGTTACCTTTAGCGGCGCTACGGGCACTTACGACACAATCTTTAATGCTGAATACCAAATCACTGTTTTAACAGTTGATACCTACACAATAACAACGTCTTCCGCCATTGCAGCGGGTAGTTACGGCGGCGCAGCTGTAGTGGCAGCGTATCAGATTAGTACTGGTGCGGCTTATGCTTCCCCAATTGTTGGGTGGGGGGCTGGTGCTTGGGGTATTGGAACTTGGGGCAATGGTGGTGGAGCATCAACCATTCCAATCCGTTTATGGGCGCAGGCAAACTTTGGTGAAAATCTTGTGTTTGGCTACCGTGGCGGTGCTTTGTATTATTGGGATAACACAACCGGAATTACAACCCGGGGTGTTTTAGTGTCTAGTTTAGTAGGCGCTTCCGATGTCCCCACTGTGCTAAATTTTTTAATGGTTTCTGCCGTCAGCCGGTTTGTCTTTTGCTTTGGTGTTAATGATTATGGGAGCGCTACACAAAACCCAATGTTGTTGCGCTGGTCTGACCAAGAAAGTATTACGCAGTGGACACCAGCAGCCACCAATCAAGCCGGTAGTTTGCTGCTTTCTCACGGCTCTAAGATTGTTACTGCAATCCAGACCCGTCAAGAGATTGTGGTGCTTACGGATTCAGCTTTGTATTCCCTGCAATATCAAGGTCCTCCTGCCGTCTGGAGTTCTCAATTGCTAGGCGATAACATTTCTATTGCCAGCCCTAATGCTGTAACAATTGGCTCAGGTGTAATTTACTGGATGGGTGTAGACAAGTTTTACAAATATGACGGTCGCCTACAGACTTTGCGCTGCGACTTACTTAAATACATTTTTGAAGACATTAACCTGAATCAACAGGATCAATTTTTTGCAAGCACCAATGAAGGTTTTACTGAAATTTGGTTCTTCTATTGTTCTTCAAGTGCCACAGAAATTGATCGCTATGCAATTTATAACTATACTGAAAACAACGGCGCAGGCGTATGGTATTACGGTGCAATGGCTAGAACCGCATGGCTTGACTCAGGATTGCGTAATTACCCAATGGCCGCAACGGTAGTTAATAATATTGTTAATCATGAACTGGGGAATGATGACAACACCACCGAAGCACCATTGCCAATTACTGCCATCATTGAAACAACTGAATTTGACATTGACGATGGCGATCACTTTGGTTTTGTGTGGCGCATGTTGCCCGACATAACGTTTGTAGGGTCTGATGCCGCTTCTCCACAAGTTACTATGACTTTGATCCCAATGCAGAACTCTGGATCAGGCTACAACGACCCCATCTCTGTGGGTGGGAATAGTGACGCAACCGTTGTGCGTACTGCAACTGTTCCTATTGAAGAATTTACCGGTCAAGTCTACGTCAGGGTGCGTGGCCGCCAAATGATTTTAAAGATTGAAAGCAATCAGCTAGGTTGCGCGTGGCAACTTGGTAGCCCCCGTATTGACATCAAACAAGACGGTCGCAGGGGTAACTCATGACGCTAAGTGTTACATCAGAGTTTGAACTAAATCAGGTAACCGCACCTAACTTACCGCTGGCTACAGAGGAATACTCTCGTGCCTATACCGACCAGCTTAACAACGTGTTGCGTCTTTACTTTAACCGTTTAGACGCAATTCTTGATCAGTTAAAAACTTCTGCCATACAGCCGCCTTTAACCAACTACACGGTGACTACGCTTCCTAGTGCAGTTACATCTGGTATTGGGGCAAGATCTTTTGTTACTAATGCCCTAGGTCCCACATTTGGTGCTGTAGTTGTAACTGGTGGCGCTATTGCCGTGCCGGTATATTCTGACGGTACAAATTGGAGAGTTGGATAATGTCAGCACAAGATGATTTGATTAAGCAAATACTTGCGTCAAGCGATAAGTCCAAATGGAGTGGTCAGGGCTATGGCTCAGCCGAAAAGAACGCAGCTGATATGGCCAGAATTATGGCTGGCATTGGCATTACCAACGTTAAACAGTTTGGCAAAGTTCCAACGTATGAGAAAGCCGTAGCCAAAAAAGGCTATAACGGTCAGATTGCTCAGCAAGATGAAGAAGGTAACTACTTTATTAGTGTTAATAGTGGTTTTGATCAAGAAGGTAGCCCAATTAGCTCTAGGCAAAATATAGATCCTAAAGATTTGCAAACTATTTATGGCTCTTACCAAAATGCAAGTGATAACCCTGATGACGGGGTTACATTTGTACCCGCTGATAAGTCCAAAGTAGTCACAAAAAATGGTGTGCCAATGGTTCAAACTGGCGAGAACTTTGGCAATAAGCTGACAGGCCAAGTAGTTCCAAACACATACACCGAGCGCCAAACAGGTAACTTCTTTGGTGGAACTTATGAGGGTAAGGGAAACACCGGGTACGGTGTTCAGTTTGATGCTAAAGGCAATCCTATCTTTTACACGCAGGGTGCATCTAGTAGCGACATAGGGCAGCTTGCGCCGTTATTGACAATGGCATCATTTATTCCCGGTGTAGCGCCATTTGCTCAAGGCATAAATGCTTTGATAGCGGCAAAACAAGGAAATATATTAGGTGCAGTTGCGGGCGCTGCGGGTCTTGGTGGCATGTCTGAGATTGCCAACGCAGCTAAATTTGCAGGTGCTTTGAAGAGTGGCGACCCCCTTTCTATTCTGATGGCTGGCGCTAATGCGGGCGGAGTAACTGATGTTGGTGGGTTTGACCTTAAAGACATATCTAAAACTATTGGCGGAGTTAAAGCACTTCAAAGTGGCGACCCATTAGCCATCCTGCGTTACGGCATGGATGCAATTCCAAAGTCTGATGGCCTTACTTCTTCTTTTGGCCCCGGCGATATGGATGAGTTTAGAGAGAACTTAATCCCCGGCATGTTTAAACCCGGCAGTGGTGGATACTCGTCCTCAAGTGACGGATCAGATGACGCTGATTCAGGCTCCGGTTACTACGATGAAATTACGGGTAAATTTGTTTCAGATCCTTTGGGTGGATTGCAAAAACCACTTGGGCCAGAAACAGGTAATTTTGATCCAAATCAAGAGTGGGAATACAGCCTGACCAAACCCGGAGTTTGGACAAACAAGGATGGTGAAGAAATTGATGTGAGCTACATGCGAGATCGAGGCACTGCTCAAACTGGCGGCGAAATAATGAGAAAAGCTGGGGTTATGCCCAGCGGCGCTAATAAAACTGCTCCAACAAAACCTGCGCCTGCTGCTCCAGCAAAACCTGATGCGCCTACAAACCCAGCTGCATCCTCTGGCATGGATTTGTCAGGTTTAATGTCGCTTTTGGGTGGTCAGCAACAACAACAACAAACCGTGCAACAAGCCCCTATGCAAGACCCTTACGCCCATATAAAATTAATGGAAGAGTTGTTCGGGTCAAACATTGATTTAACGCCCGCTGGTGAAAACACCACACAAAGGAAATAATTATGGAATACATTGATGATGACACCGGTTTTGATGCAGATACTCTGGCCGAACTTAAAGACTATCTCAAGTACAACGAAACTTATGTTAATCCTGTTACAAGTGGCGATTATGAATCTGTATTTGACCCAAACAAATCTGACACAGACGGAATATTAAGATCACTTACAGATGCTTACAAAAGTAAAAACTTTGGTTCTGATGTAAGTGGGCTAAGCGGCGTCTTTAAATCTTTGTTTGGTGACAAAAAAGGCGGACTAGACCTTCGTAAACTTGGCGTTTTGGGTGGCGGCGTAGCAGGTTTGCTTGGCTCAACTAAATCCTCATCTAAACCTTCTGGATTTCAAGGCAGTATTCCCCAATACACTGCAACACGCAATATGGTTACTGCGCCCGAAGCAGGTCGTCGTCCCGGTGCTGGTGGCACTCGTTACGGTGGTGATGTATCGTTTACACCTAAAGGTCAAGTGCCTACGGGTGGCGGTCTTGCTTCTTTGGTAGGTGGTGTCCCCGTCGGCACGCCTCCCGGTATAGCGCCTCCCGGTATAGCGCCCCCCGGCCTACCGGGACAACCTATTAAGACACCAAGCTACTACGATAGCCTTGGAGCACCAATACTACGGGAACTAGTGGACGAAGGTAGTCCGTTTTATCAATCGCCTGAGTACAAAGCATTTCAAAACGACCCGTCAAATATGATGGGTACTATGGATATGTACGATTCACCATACTTTGGGCGAGTTGGCTCTGGTTCAGCAGGTCGCGCTATGGATGCGGCGTTTGAGCAATACAGAAAAAGAACCAGCGCCCCCGGCATGGCCGTCAAACCCGGACAACCAACAAGGCCCTCAGAAGTTCTTCCACGAGAACCAGATGGCAGCATTATTGAAGATCCTGAATTTGATTTACGGATGATGCCCGAGCCGATGCCTAAACCAACAAGGCTCCCAGAATTTGTTCCACGAGCGCCAGATAGCGGCAATATTGAAGGAACTTACAGACCGTTTCTCCCAGAATTTGATCCACCCAGTGGGTTTCCAAACATTTCAAAGGATGAAGATTTTATATTTCCAATGTTTAACCCAAAGCCTGAACCAACAAGGCTCCCAGAAGTTGCTCCACGAGCGCCAGATATAAACTACATTGTTGAAGACAACATGTTGTTTGATGACTTTATACGCGATCCTAATAGGAATACCTTGACTGGAGTTACGCCTAAAGAAGTTAACACTCCGCCTGAACCAAGGCCCGAACCAAGGCCCGAACTAATACGCGAACTAATGGGTGCATCAAACCCAAGACAATATGCGGAAACTTACGCCGAAGGCGGCTCCATAGAGCGTTATTTACAAGGCGGGACTGACGGCATGGCCGACAAAATTCCAGCAAAAATTGGCAAAGACCAACCAGCAGCACTTAGTCATGGCGAGTTTGTTATTCCTGCCGATGTTGTGTCGCATTTAGGTAATGGCAATTCTGATGCTGGTGCTAAAAAACTGTACAGCATGATGGACAAAATTCGTCAGGCTCGTACAGGCAACAAAAAACAAGGTAAGAAAATTAACCCTGACAAGTTTATGCCGGGTGGTTTGGCTTATGCCGCTGGTGGCGAAATTAAAAAGTTTGCTGGTGAAACTCCAAGCTTAGTTACCGCCGATAAAAACTCCAGTCAAGGTATTACTGGCACTGAGTCTAATTTATCTAATTGGGCAGGCTCATATGTAACAGACATGCTTGGTAAAGGTCAGGCTTTGTCTGAAATGCCATACCAAGAATACGGTGGTCCTTTGACCTCTGGTTCATCTGGTCTGCAAAACAAAGTGTTTAGTGGGTTACAGAATACAAACTTTCCCGGAAATTTAGGCCAAAGCTTTAGTTCCACTGGTGCGTATCAAGCCCCGGCAATGAACATGGATGCGTACAAAACGCAACCTATTGGTACAGGCAACTCCACTCGGCAAACCTTTGAGCAGTACACATCCAGTCTTCCCGCCGGTCAAAAGCCTGCTGTTACTAAAGATGTGTATGACGCAGGTTTAGCTGGTAGTGATGTGTATAAACAGGCACCCGGCGCTACAGTGCAACCCACCGGCATAGCAGGTTCTCAGCCAAACACAATGGTTAATGCGCAAGCCAATCAACCTCAAGGCATCGCCTCACAGTACATGAACCCGTACTTGCAGTCTGTGTTAACCCCCCAGATGGAAGAACTACGCCGTCAGAATGACATTACCAACATGAAAGCTAACGCTGGATTAACCAGTGCAGGCGCGTTTGGTGGTGGCCGCCAAGCTATTATGAATGCGGAAAACAACCGCAATCTGATGCAAGAAATGAACAAGACTGTTGGCCAAGGGTACGCTAATGCGTACGACAAAGCCATGCAGCAGTTCAACACCGAGCAAGGCCAAGGCATAGGCTTGGCTAATCTTATGGCTGGTCAAGGTGCGATTGAACGTGCCATTGAGTCTGAAGGTATTGCAGCAGATAAAGACGCGTTTGAAGCAGCTAGGGCAAATCCATATAAGATGGTTCAATTCCAACAATCTTTACTTAGCGGTTTACCATTGGCGGCTCAAAGCTATCAAACCAGTGATCCTAGTAACCTGACTAAATTTGCTCAAGGTTCTACCACTTTAAATACTTTGTTAAAGAATCTTGGTCTTGGCCCTTGAAGGACATATAAATGTTTACACAACCAACTGTTAACCAAATTGCATCTACGTATAAAGGCAATCCTGCGCCTTTAAACGCAAAGGTTGAAGCAGATAAAAAACAAAATGGCGGGATTCCACAGGATCTGCGCCAGCTTATGGCTGCTTATGATCTTAGTCAGGGTAGTAAAAACATGGGCATTCAACAGGCTCTTCAGATTCCTACCAACATGCCTACCGTTGCTCAAAGCGTAAAGGAGCGTGCCCGTCAGGCGTTGCAAGCTCTCATGATGCAACAGGCGCAGGCAAAGCAGCCTAACATGGTTCCTCCCGGAACTCCACGTCCTCCAATGCAAGCACAAGGTTTAGATTCATTAGAATCTAACGTAGGTGAAGAATATGCTGAAGGTGGAATTATTGGGTTTAGCAATGGCGGTAACATGCCATCGCCAGAAGAATTTGAAGGTTTAAATAATCCAAGTTCAGAGCAAGAGGCTAAGAACGAAGTTCGGGCAGAAGGAAAAAACCGTACTAAAGAAATAAGTTCTGCTTATAAAAAGCTTACTGAAATGATGAACCAAGATCCTGAAGCCAAAGCTCAGGAACTGCGTGATCGTTACAACAAAGAAGTTGGCGCTCGTGACTTGTCTATTTTTGATAAAACAACCGCAGAACTTGAAGCACGTAAACAAAAACTAAACGCTCCTGCAAAAGGTTTTGACGCAACAATGGAGTTCTTAGAGCAAATTGCTTTAGGTGGTGGGCGCTCATCTTTTGAATCAGGTGCTTTAGGTTCTGCTCGTCAAAGAAAACTGCAACTTGATCGTGAAGGCAAGCAAAATGATCTTATGGACAAAATCCTTGATTTAGGTGCTAAGAAGTCTGAAGCTCAGTTTGCCGAGAAGAAAAACATGTTTGACATGACTTCTAAAGAGC